TTTAGCCCGTAAGGGGCTGAAACAACGGGATAAGCCATTAAGTGCTCCTAAAAATTAAGTTCCTTTACCAAAGGTTGCCGAAGACTTGCTCTCTTTAAAGAGCGGCATCCTTGGGTCGCTTTGGCGCATTAAGTTATTGTCTACAGCCTCAGTCTGTTTCTTCGTTATGTCATCGAAATATTTTGCTCGTTGCTCAACGAATTCTTCAGGAGTCTTGCAAAGCAATAACCCGCCAATTTCAATATTGCCGTTAAAGCGACTATTGGAATCGACTAGCAGTTTAAACTTCGGTTGCTCTTCGACTTTCACTGGCTCGTAACCTTCCCGCATTGATTTGGAAATATTACGTGGGTCAGGATTGTTCAATAAAGAAACACGAATCCATCTGTACTTGTAGCCCGGTTGTTTGTCAGGTTCTGGCAAAAGTTCGGGGGGCATCCACTGCTTTGGGCGCTCCTCTAATGCACGGGTTTCAAGTTCACGGGTTTGTCTGTTGGTCGCCATTTTAAGACTCCATTTTTAGCACGGCTTGTGCATATTGTTCAGGGGTAAGTCCAAGCTTTTTAGAAATCGCTATCTGTGATTGCGTAAGTCTAATTTTCTTGGGCGATGTGCTACGAGTTGCTGGTGCAACATTCGTGCTTGGGCGTGTACGAGGTGACTCGTTTGATTCTCTGTCGGTCTCAAATTTCTCTGGGAACCGTTGTCGCATCGTGTTATCAATGCGTCTGTAATACTCTTGTGACGATAGTACCACGCCCTCGTCTTTAAGTTGTTCATGCAAAGCCAAAGCCATGCCTGTCATCAACTTATCTTGACCGAACCACGAGTTTTCTTGTTGCCAAGCAACTGCGCTAGGGTCAGCACGGGGCGTTGTCGCCTCTTGTCTAGTTTGTACTACAGGATTATCTGATTGTAAAGGGGCTGGCTTAAAGTTTTTAACCTTTTCCTGTTTCATGGAAACTTCGGTTAACTTTTGCTGCGCCTCAAGCATTCTTTCGGTGTCACCAGACTCATGGGCTTCGCGGTATTCCCGTTTAGCCTGTTCCATTTCCATTTGCACGGTCTTGGTAACGGTCTGCAATATGCTCTTTTCGTTCTCATTCAGGTGATTTTTGAGTCTTGTATTCTCTTCCATCACTCGTTGAGCCAGCGATATCGCCTCTTGTTGCTCCCTAAACGCCTGTTCTTTATCGCGTCTTTCATCGTGAGCAAGCTTTTTCATCTGCAAAAGTTTCTTTTTAACCTTTGCAGAGTAATCCGTCATCTCATCCTCGTAGAGTTCTTCCTTAACACTTTCAGGAAGCGAATCTACACGGTCTTGTTCTGGTCTGTCATCTTCGATTTCTATCTCGATTTTGACATCGTCTTTTTCTTCTCCAGCTCTGGCGACAATTTCTGTCCCCTCATCTGGAAATTTAAATCCGGGTTTTTCAAATTCTGCCATTTTGTACGCTCCTTATTTGCGTTTGATTCCTCTGGGGTCATCCACAACTCCCTCCACGGTGTCATCATTAATCATGCGGAAGTCTTTGCCATGAATGACAAGACGGGAGCCTGAATTAGGACGCACTAGGACGAAATCGCCTTTTTTACACCACGCTCCAGACGGAAAGCGGGTGGGGTCTTTGTAGCAATCTGGACCTAAATCCACTACAAATAGGACAGTTGTAAGCATTTCTTCATGGCGCATGGTTTCAGCGGCTTTGATGATGCCGACTTCACTGCCATCCATTTCTTCATCGACTTCAGGAATAGCACAAAGAATGTGGTATCCGCTTGGGCGAGGAAGTTGTTTTGCTTTTTCTTCAACAGTTTTGTTGATTGAACCAATAATTACGGGGTTGTCTGGATTGGTAGCCAGTAGGATTTCAGTCGTCATCAGACTCCTCAAGGTTTTTTTGTAGGTCTTGGATGTTTAAACGGGCAGTAAGAAGACCTTTTATCTCGCCAACCATTGCTTTGTACTCCACGTAGTCTTTGGCGCTTCCGCTACCCAAGGCTTCCTGAAGTTGTGCCACTTTGTCATCTATCTTGGAGGATAGAAGTTTTAGGATTTTGTCGTTCATTTGTTGCCTTTATTGATTCGGGCATTTTCTCTGGCTACCTCTACGCCAAGGCGCAGCTTCTCAAGAGCCATCTTTTCTTGAGATTCAATTGCATGGCGTTCTGCCTCTGCATGAATTTTCATTTGCTCCATGTCGGCTTGCTGTTGAATACGCATACGCTCGATGTCTTGTTGACCCATCTTTGCTTGCGTATCGGCTTGGTCTTTTTGAGCTTTGCGTTGAGAATCCTGCTGTTTAAGTTGCAGTTCTGCCTGTTGCAGTTGAACCAATGGGTCTTGCTGGTTCTCTTGCGCCTTCTGTTTAGCTGCATCACCCTTATGAAGCTCCAGCAACTGCTGGCTTGCTATGGCAATCAAACGAGAAAGCTGAACCTCAATATCAGCAGGGAGCGGTTTGTTTGGCTCTGGCAGAGCAACGCCCAGTTGTTTTTCAATTTGTGAACGGTACTGGAATCCCAAGTGTTCTGCCATGTGCGCCTGTAGAGCCGCCATGATTTGATTGGCTTGTGGGTTCTGTCCTATGGTCTTCATTACCAGAGGGTCGGTCATAAACGCTTGGTGCGCTGCAATATGGGCATCGTGGTCTTGATAGATGAACGCCTTCATTGGCTTTCCATTGACCGCGTTCATGTTCTCGCTGATTGGGTCTAGCGGTTGTGCGTCATCGTCTAGTTTGACCAGCTTGTCTGCATTCTTAATGCCCAGAACATCTAGCATCTGGCGGTGCAGATAGGCTAGGTCGTAGAGTTGCGGGGCTGTCTGTGCAAGTTGAATAACCGCTTGGTATTGACCAACCTTTTGCGATAACGTAGCAGCGTTCGGGTCTGACACGGGAATAACATCCACCATGTCGTAATCGGACTTCTTAGCCTGTCTATCACCCTGTACAGGTTCGTATGGGTACTCTTCTGGCGTGTAATCCCGAATGATGTTTTTGAGAAGACGCAGCTCTTGTTTGAGTGAGTAATGAATACGGGCTTGTACCGCACTCATCACTTTCATGGTTCGCTCAAGGATTGCCAGCGTTGTGCCTACTGGAGAGTTGGCTGACATGTCCGATATTTGGATGTCTGCCGCTCCAGCAAATCTGCGCCCTTCTTCCACGATTTGGTTGAGCAAGCCCATCAAGACTTGACTTGGCTCCTTGTACGGGAGCGTCATTATGTTGTCTTTGATTGTTCCAGACGGCACATCTACGTCACGGAATTCTGCTGGCGCTATCGGTGTATCGTCACCCTTTACTCGCAGACCCCGTGTTTTAAAGCCGCCGGGAAGGTTTGACAAAGTTCCTGCATCAACCAGTTGTCTGATGAGAGAAGTGCCAGACTTAGCAAAAGCGCCGACAAGATGTATAAGACCAAAACAATAAAACCCAAAACCCGGAACATATCCGTAATGAACAAAGTGGGTTCTCTTTTGATGGGTTTTGTCATCTTCTTCCCAGTTTCTGCGAATAGAGAGACACTTCCTGCTACCTTTTTCAATCGTGACAACATACGGCAAAGCAATGCCCGTGGGTTCGCCATCTTTGCCCAGATGTTCGTAGACCTCCAAGTCAAGGTTTACATGCATCTCCAATAACTTATAGCGGTCATCGGTGGTGGCACGGAAACCCATCTTCTCGGCAATTTTCTTTTCTACCTCATCCATTGTGTTGTTGGGTTCACCCAAATCACAATCTATGTAGAACTCTGCCACTTGGAGTCTGCGAATCTCGTTTTCTGTTTTACGCATAACATGAGTTACGCGCTCCGCACTTTCTAAGTTGGAAGCCCCATAAGGCACAACTACGTCTTCTGCGGGTAGAAAGATGGCGGCTGGTCGGTCTAGGTTGGGGTCAAAGTAGACCTTCTTAAAGGCATTACCAGAAAGTCCCAAGCCCCATAGCATGCGTTCTGTCTCAGGGCGGTACTCAACCATTACGTCAGTAATCTGGTAGTTCATGTCGTTTTGGACACGCACCGCCGCTTCTTTTTTCTCTGTCGTTTCTTTGCCAACAATTTCAGTCTTGACTGGACCGCTGGCTGGCAGAATTTCCATGATGGTTTCTGCTTGGAACTTAACTAGCGCCTCTGATAGTAATGGGTGATACACACCGCAAGCACCGGGCCAAGGGTCGGTGCGGTCTTCAATCTTCATACCAAGGAGTTCCAGACCATCTACATAGGTCTGCATCCAATCCCTGCGAGATGCTACGTCATCGTCATAATCGCTAATAAGCTCGCTGACAATAGATTGAATGGTGCTGTTGCTTATATATTCTGCAAGGTTATCGTCAAAGCCTTCTTCATCCGAACCACCAATTTCAATTTCCATACCGCCAATATTGATGCTTACCGACTCTGGGTCTTCAATTTCTATTTCAATATCTGGCGCGTCTTCAAGGCTTTGAATACCTTGAGGTGCTTGGTATAGACTTTTTTCTATCGACATATGAATCCTTAGTAGTACGCCACTTTGCGTTTAAATGGCTTGATGTCGTCCTCACGGTCACTGTTTAAACGAAGAAAGCCACCCTTGCGAAATCTTAACAGAGCCTGACTTGTTGAGTCCACCAAGTCATCGTTGTCGCCATTGGGAAAGGACGCGCACTCTTCCATGACTTCATCAGCCCAGCGAGTGTCAGGACACCAGACCATTCCCGATGAAAACAAATCGGAAACGGCGTTTACACGGGCTATCTTATCACTGCCCTTACTCGGTGTGTACTCTTCTACGGGGATTCCCATTTGCCTTAATTCATAAATCAAAGGCGCTCCTGCCGCTCGTTTCTCCACAATACATGTATCGGGTTCCCATTCTTGGTATTGCTCAAGCGCCTCTCGTTTTAATTCTGGGAACTCCATGCGTCTCTTTAACGCATTGAGCAGAATAATATTGGCACGGCTTTCCCCATTCTCATTGGGTCGGTAGAAGATTCCCCATGTAGTACAGGCTGAGTAGTCGGCTCGGTTGTTTTTCTCAAAAGCGGTGTCCCAAGATTGGATGGTGTACTCAATAGGAGGCGGGGTATCGTCCTCCCAGATTTTCCACATCTCTCGTTTGATGATGGCTCCCTCTTCTGAGGTGGGATTTTGCTGGTATTGGGCTTCCCACTTTCCAACTGGGATTTCTGCTTTGATGGCATGAAGTTCCTTTTCGCTCCAGAATTCGGGCCAGAGTGGTTTGCCGCTGGGCATGAGCGCAGGGAACTCAATCACCTCCCAATCATCTCCATCCCTCTTGGCAGCGTTCGCAAGAATCTGACCCGTCAGGTCTTTCTTTGACCAGCGCGTCATCACAATAATGATTGCACCGCCCGGTTGCAGACGCTGGCGAGGACCAGAGTTGTACCACTCAAACACCTTGTCATAGACCGCAGAAGTCCCCTGCATCGCCTCTTGCTCGGAGTGTGGGTCATCGATGATTAAAAGGTCAGCGCCCTTACCCGTTACAGTGCCGCCGACACCAATAGCAAAGTAATCTCCACCCTTGTTGGTATTCCAGCGCCCTGCTGCTTTGGAGTCTGAGGATAGCTTCGTAGGAAAAATAGCCTGATAGTCTGGGGTATTGACCAAGTTCCTGACCTTACGACCAAAACTTACCGCCAGCTCTCCAGTGTTAGCGGTCTCAATAATCTTCTTCTCAGGGAATTTACCTAGAAACCAAGCAGGAAGAAGGTAAGACGCAAACTCAGACTTGGTGTGTCGAGGAGGCATATTGATGATGAGGCGCTTTAAACTGCCTTCGGCAACCCGTTCAAACGCCTCTGCCATATCCTTATGGTGTTTACCCGGTATAAACGCAGCCCACATCTCCTTAACAAAAGGGATGAAGTTATTACGGCAGCGTTCTTTCTTGTCCTCGTTGAAGAGTGTTTTAATTTTGCTAACGTTCGCGTGGTCAGGCGGCAGGACATCCAGCAGCTCCCGATACTGCGTGATTTCCTGTTGAGTAAGGAGGGTCACAGATTGACTACGTGTTTGACCGAGTTATCTATTACCTTCATAGAACGAATCATATGAGGCTTGACATGGAGTAGTCCCCGCTCTTTCAAGGAGTGGATATGACGGTGTATGTTTGACTTTGAACTCATACCTAGACCTTGAGCAATCTCAGAGTAAGAAGGCGTAAATCCCCTTACCTTGATAAATGTTTTGATAAAGTCATAGACCAACTTTTGTTTCTCAGTCATCCTTATGCTCCTCTTGTTCAATCCTGTCAGAGATTACTCGTTTGCGCCATCCTGATACCACTGGAACAGAAGAAAGCTCTTCAGCGTCAATGAGTGTCTTGAGATGCCCAATGAGTAGCTTGGTTTCATCAACCGTCAAGGACTCACAGTCTCGTGCGATTTGAATTAACTTGAGATTCACTTTCTGCTCCGATATCTACACAGGATAGGGTTCACTCTTTACCAATTGGTAACGTTACCGTATTGTATAGCGAACGTTTAAACGGTGCAAGGAGTTGGTGGCTCACATGAAGCAGTGGTTGTGAAATGCCAAAAGGAGGCAACGGCGCTAACCCGTTGCACCACCAACAAGGATGGGGACTGTGCGCTCCACCGGGTAATCCCCAGCGGCAATCCCCATGCGTGTAGGTGATGTTTAGAATTCTACACTGACGATGTTTGGTTCCACGTGAAACATTTTCCAAAAAAATATATACCCCTACCCCTACTGATTTGAAAACATAAGGGGGGGTGTTCTGGAGGGAGAACGTTCGCTTGTTATTGGGATTAGTGATTGAGTGTGGGGAATCGAGTGTAGTGGTGCGCTGGCGTGGCTGCTCGTATAAGGCGGGTGGGCGGGTAGTGGGTCGCGCATACGCCGCATCACGCATGCCGTACCCCGTTTAAACAGCCTCGCACACTGAGCATCGAGCACTGCAAACCTATAGACATCACACCATCAGTTCAGCAGTGGCTTGCTCTTGCTTGACCTGAGCAGTTCGAGTGATGACTCCAGTTCCTTCTTGAGTGAGTCCACGTTGACCTCTTCGTTCTTGCTCTCCACTTTGTCGGTGAACATGCCTATCGCTCTGCCCATTAGCTCCAACGCCTTGAGCTTGTCACTCGTACGTTCGTTCTCCCTCTCCGCATGGTCAAAGAGCTGGGACATGATGTGTCTGCGAGTGGCTTTGTGGTCAGCAATGACGTTTTCTTTGAGCGTAGTCCAGAAAGAGTCTAGTAGCTGAGTAATCCTTGGGTCTTTGAGTAGCTTGTTCGCCTCGCTCATCGTGCTCGCCTCTGACATGTTGCTTGTGTCGTATGCTCTGCGATACGCATCGTTGGGACTCATCCCTTGCACGACATTGGACGCGAATGCATGCATCTTTGCAGTCATGCGCCTGTCTTTTCCTTGTGAGTCTGATGTTTGGTCTTTGTGTACTCCATGCGGGAGTCCATTCTTCTTTAGCTTTACCTCTACTCTGTCAACGCCTGACCGTATGTCTTCGACGGTGAACCCGGCGGTTGTTGTGCTTGCATCAGTTGCGCTTGTCGTGCTTGTTGCTGGTGGCTTGCTGGTTTGCATGGTTTTGATGTCCTTTAGGTGCTGGTTGTCTGTAGTCACTCCATGAGTGCCTCACCGCGCATGGTGCATGTGTAAACATCGAGAGTCAACAATGTTCGTAGTGTGTTCGTTGACTGTTCGCCACATCGACACGTTGTAGTATTTCGGTACGCTGGTACTAGCGTACTGCTGAGATGCAACGCCCGACTGTTTCGCTTCGCTGATGACCCCGGCTTTTCGACAAGCTCACCGCATGAGCCACTGGCTCGCCTGTTTAAACGTCACTCGTTTGATTTGCCCACTTTCAGTGGTCAATTCAAAGACACACTGTTTAAACATCCAGTAGAAGTTATCCACACTCCTGTGGACAAGTAAAGTTATCCACC